CCTAACCAGATACCCACTGGCTTGGACCGCATAAGCCAGAAAGCAGCGGCTAACATCAAGACTATCTCTGGTGTTAACGACTCTATGCTGGGTTCCGACTCCGCTGAAGTATCCGGTATTGCCATTCAAGCTAAGCAGAATCGTGGCGTAGTCATGATTCAAGTTCCGCTGGATAACCTGCGTAAGACAAGGCAGTACCTAGCTGAGCATATTCTGCGTCTGGTGCAGCAGTTTTATACGGAGCAGCGCATCATACAGATTACTAACGAGGATGACCCTCTGAAGTCCCGTGAGGCTATGGTCGTAAACCAGATGACCCCAGAGGGCACTGTTGTTAATGACCTTACTATTGGCGAATACGATGTCATTGTAGCTACCGCTCCTGCAAGGGACAGCTTCGATGAGGTTCAGTTCGCAGAGGCCATTAACCTGCGTCAGGTAGGGGTTGCTATACCCGATGACGCTATTGTTGAATACAGCCACTTGTCTAGAAAAGGCGAGTTGGCTAAACGGATTCGTGAACTGACCGGCATGGAGCCGCCTACGCCTGAACAGGCAGAAATGAGCGCTTACCATCATCAGCTTGAAATGCAGCAGATTGAGCTACAGATTCAGAAGATGCAGGCAGAGGTTCAGAAACTCCAGAGTGAAGCAGCTGTTAATGTGGCTAAGACACAAGATGTCGCAGACGTTGAGCCACAGCTTAGAATGGCTGAGCTGCAAACTAAGATGGAGATCAAACAGATGGAGCTGGATCTACGAAGAGAACTTGCGGCTTTGACCAATCAAACTAGGACTGGGGCGCAGGAAACCCAAGCTGCTGCGAAGCTTGCTAGTGTAGCAATGCAACAGGCAGGAAGAAACACAACAAACCAATGAGGATAGCTTTATGGCTGAAGATAGGAAAGAGGATCTTGAATTTGAAAGGATGCCAGGGTCAGACCCGATAGAAGATGCAGAGCCGGGTTTTGATTTCAATTTTGGTCTTGGCGAGGAAGAAGCTGCGCAACCAGAGCCAGAGGTAGACGAAGCTGAAGCCGTATCAGAGCCTGAAGAAGAGGAGTCTGAAGAAGAGGAAGTTGAAACCACCTCCGAAGCGGAAGAGCAGCCTGAAGAAGTAGAGGAAGAAGAGCCTGTTGCAGAGGTTGAGGAAGAGCCTGTTGCTGAAGTCGAAGAAGAGCCTGTCGCTCAGGAGACTACCAAAGAGCAGCCAATGATTCCTAAGTCTCGTTTTGACGAGGTCTTGCAGAAGCAGAAGGCATTGCAGAAGCGCCTAGACGAGATACAGGCGGCTGAGGAGAAAGCTCAGCAGAAAGCTAATATTCCTGACTATGACTTCGAAGCTAAAGAGCGTGAGTATCAGAACCTAGTTCTTGATGGCGAAGTTGATAAAGCAGCGGCAGTTCGCAACGAGATTAGGCAGGCTGAGCGAGATCGCCTTACAGCTGAGCTGAAGGAGGAGATCACTCAGAACGTACATCAGAACCAAGAAGCTATCCTGCTCCAGCAGGCAGCTGATATTCTTGAGGCTGAGTACCCCGTGTTTGATCAGAATTCGGCGGACTATAACGAAGACTACACGCAGGAAGCTATTAAGCTTCGTGATGCTTTCATCATACAGGGTGATTCAGCGGTTGACGCTCTGAACCAAGCATCTAAGTTCGTTATAGATAAGTATGGTCTTAGCACCCCGGCCCCGGAAGCGCAGAATACGTTGACTTCTAAGGTCGCTCCTAAGAAAGTTGTCGATGAAGTTGCTAAGAAGAGAGCTGAAGTTAGCAAGAAACTTAAAGCAGCAGAGTCTCAGCCTCCTGAACTCCCTGGCGATAGTTCTTCATCCCACGGGGAAAAACCCCTTGATATCTCTAAGTTGACCGAAGATGAGTTTAACGCCCTTCCAGAGGCTACTTTAAAACGGTTACGCGGGGATATATTTTAAATAGTCGAGGGTATTATGGCTTCCAAGAAAGATCCAAGACTTGAAAGGGCGGGGGTAAGCGGCTACAACAAGCCAAAACGCACCCCTAACCACCCAACTAAGTCGCATGTCGTTGTAGCTAAGTGTGAGGACGGCAAGGTAAAGACTATTCGGTTTGGGCAGCAAGGTGTTAGCGGGGCAGGTAAAAACCCTCGAACCGCTAAAGAGAAAGCTAGACGGGCGTCTTTTAAGGCTAGACACGCTAAAAATATAGCTAAAGGCAAATGTTCGGCGGCTTATTGGGCTGACAAAGTTAAGTGGTAGGAGGTATGTTGGGTGGCGTTAAAACCTTCCGACATGCACGAAGTCTATTTAGCCATACTTGAGTATACGCAGGGGCAGTGGGAGCTTGATGATGTTTTGTTCTTGGCTGAGATTATCTTTGATCTCTATGAGAAAGACCAGAAAGCAACCCTGTCCCTTATCACAAAGGAGCCTAAGTGATGCCTAATACGAGGGGAGAAGCCTAAAAGGGCCGCTGCTCATGCGAAAAAGTATAGAAAATAGTTTGCATAAACGCAGCAGTACAGCTAGTATTACTGTGTATTCGTCTATCTAAGCGATATTAGATCGAGTCGAACTCGTAAAACTCGCATTCCTCGTCTGCTAAAGACGTTAAACTTGCCGAGATCGCCTCTCGTTAATGAAGCGCAAAAACGCGGTCGTGCGATAAACGATATTTTTTCTGGGGGAGAGATACCCTCATTACTATTATTTTGCATTTTATTCGGAGGCTACAATGGCTTTAACTAACTTTGCTTCCTTGACTTCAGAGCAGTTAACTGCGTGGAGTCGGGATTTCTGGCGTGTTGCCCGCAACATGTCTTTCGTGAACCAGTTCGCAGGTTCTGGTTCTAACGCTATGGTTCAGCGTATCACTGATCTGACTAAGTCAGACAAAGGTACTCGTGCCGTAATCACCCTGCTGGCAGATATGGCAGGCGATGGTGTCACTGGGGATAACACTCTGGAAGGTAACGAAGAAGCACTTCGCGCCTATGACATCACCGTTGAGCTGGATCAGCTGCGTTTTGCAAACCGCATCGCAGGTCGTCTTGCCGATCAGAAGTCTGTCGTAAACTTCCGCGAAACCTCTCGTGACGCTCTTGCTTATGCAATGGCTGACCGTATGGACCAGCTGGCCTTCTTGACTCTGGCTGGCGTTGCTTACACTCACAAGACTAACGGTGCTCTCCGTGCAACTTCAGCCACCACCGGCCTTGAGCTGGTTGACCTTGAGTTTGCTAGTGATGTGTCTGCTCCTACTTCTAACCGCCACCTCCGTGTTAGCGGTAATGACTTAGTTTCTGGTGACACTACTGCTGTTACTGATTCTGACGTTATTAAGTATCGCCATATCGTTGATCTGAAAGCCTATGCCAAAGACAACTACATTCGCGGTATTCGTGGTGCTGGCAACGATGAGGTATTCCACTTGTTTGTTACCCCCCAGCAGATGGCTGACCTGAAGTTGGATTCTGACTTCCTGGCCAACGTCCGTAACGCTGGCGTTCGCGGTAGCAGCAACCAGCTGTTCGCTGGCTCTTCAAGCCTGATGGTAGACGGCGTGATGGTCCATGAGTTCCGTCATGTCTTCTCAACTGAAGGCGCTACCACTGGTACTTCTGCTGAAGCTGGCGATGCTGGCTACAAGTGGGGTGCTGATGCTGACGTTGTTGGTGCCCGTGCCCTGTTCTGTGGTGCTCAGGCTCTTGCAATGGCTGATATCGGTATGCCGGAAGTTGTCGAAGATACCTTCGACTACGGCAACCAGTCTGGTATCTCTATCGGTAAGATCTTCGGTCTTCGTAAGCCGAAGTATCAGAGCGATTACAACGGTTCTGTTGAGGACTTTGGTATTATCGCACTCGATACTGCCCAGTAAGACTAAGACCCCCCTCTTCGGAGGGGGGATCTTTTTTGCTATTAAAGATTAATTATGAGAATTACAACCGACAAGGATCTAAGGATTGCAACCACACACGGTTCAGTAGTTTTAGTCCAAGCAAATCAGATCAGAGAAGTTTCAGAGTCAATCGGCAGTATAGCCCTCCAAATGGGGGCCAAGCGTCTAGACGATACTGTAGAAGTAGAGATCAGGGCTAGGGACGAAGAAGGCCACTTTGTGGCTGATGACCCAAGCACTCCAGACGTAAACGAAGCCTATGAAACTGTAGAAGTAGTCAAAGACGAATTCTTAGAAACAATAGCGGATGCCATGCAAGATATACTTACTCTTGGCGATCCGAATGACTTCAAAGGGAATGGTGAACCAAAAGCTTCGGCAGTAAAAAAAGCACTAGGTCAGGATACAGATGCAGACCAACGTGCAGCTGCTTGGGCAATTGTCCTTGAGCGTTAACTATGACAGTAACAGTTCAGAGTGTTTTAGACAGAGCAGCAATTGTTCTGCAAGATACGGCAAACATCCGGTGGGCAGAATCTGAACTAGTTTACTGGGTCAACGATGCACAGCGCGAGATAGTTCTTATAAAACCCGATGCTAGTGCTACTAACACTACAATTACCCTAGCCACTGGCACTAAACAAGAAATCCCCGCAGATGGTAATAGACTACTTCGAGTAGTTCGTAACATGTCTGCGGCTTCCGGCGGCACTGGCGGCAAAGCTATCAGGATTGTTGACGAGGATATTCTGGATGTCCAGACTCCTTCTTGGCATTTACCTACCGTGACTGGCGATGCCACCCACGGCACAGTCGTGAAACACTTCGTTTATAACGAGCAGAACCCAAGAAATTTCTATGTCTACCCCGGAGTTAATGGGGATGCATATATAGAGATAGTATACTCGGCCAACCCAGCCCAAGTTACTGCTTCAGACAATATTGGCCTACCTGACATATACAGCACAGCTATTCTAAACTATGTTCTGTATATGGCGTTCATGAAAGATACCAACTACGCAGGTAACGCGCAGAGGGCTTCAAACCATTATCAATTATTCATGGCGGTAGTTACCGGAAAGGGGCAAGTAGATCAGATCACAACCCCTAATAATTCCTCACAAAGTGCTGCCCCCACTCAAATAGGTGGTTTCACTAGTGGCAATTAGATTCGATTCATTTTTACCCGAGGTTCTGTCCTTAGTTCCAGGATGCCCGGATCTGCTTGCTGTTAACGCACTTAGAAGCGCTGCTATAGAGCTTTGCGAAAAAGCAGATGCCTACCAGCTTGAGATGGACCCCATCACCACTATTGCTGGTATCTACGATTATGAGTTCGAGGTTCCGGCCTCGACTGCTGTGCATAAAATTCTGTGGGTAAGTTTCCTAGGCCAAGATCTAGAGCCAATTACAACGAAACTATTAGAACAGCGTCAGCCTAAGTGGCGCACCCGCGATGAGTACGGTAAGCCCGTTTACTATGTCAAATTGTCCAGCGAGCAGCTTCGCATCGTGCCGGTGCCTAATGAGACAGAGTCCCAGAGCTTGATTATAAATGCCTCTCTGAAACCAACTCAGTCTGCTAGTTCCCTAGATAATGACTTTATGAATGACTACAAAGACACTTTGGTCAATGGAGCTGCTTTTAGGTTGCTCAGGCAACCATCGAAAGAGTGGACAGATTTTACTGGTGCTCAGATCTATGGGTCGTTATTTAACGAAGGCATAATGAGTGCCTCGAGAAGAGCTAACAATTACGATATGCCTATATCGAGGAAGGTTAAATATGGAGGTTACGCAGGTTCCCCTGTTCAGAGAAGAAGAAGTAACTACCGCAGATATTAGAGAGCATTGGCATTGGGTTCGCCAAGGCATTGAAGAGATTTTAGAAGAGCATAAGCATCTAACCTTTATCCCAGAAGATGTTTACGCAGAGTGTAAGGCAGGCAGGGCGCTGCTCTGGGTGGGTCCAGAAGTCTGGGCAGTAACTACCGCAGAGCAGGATCAGTTCACAGGCGCTCAGACTTGCCTTATCTGGTTGATGTGGAGCAGCAGTAAAAGCACCCCAGCCATATTTAAGTATTTAAGAGTTATGGAAAACATAGCGGCAAAGTCTGGCTTCCAAGGCATTGAGGCTAGAACGCCGTTAAAAGGTCTTGGGAAGAGTTTAGAAAGAGCGGGATGGTCTTTAGACCACATAGTGTATAGAAAGGAACTGTAGATGAGTTCGAAACCTAAAGCACAAGATTACCAAGCATCTGATTCTGAGAAAGCGTCAGCTAGAGTAGCACTTCAGGAGAAGCAGTACTTCAATGAAAAATACGCACCTCTTCTGCGTAAGATGCGTGATACCGCTAAGAATTATGATGCCGCACAAACTCTGCGAGGCAGAGCTAGTGCAGACACCGCACAGGCTTTGTCTGGTCCCAGCTATCAGAGAACCCAGAGCTTAGGTAGTGCTGGTGATTATGCGAGTGCTTTGCAGGGTCAGTTAGCTCAAGCTAATACCGCCGGTAAAGATATACAGAATAAGATGGCTACGAACGTGTTAGGCACTGCGCGTGGCCAAGCTGCTGACGCTCAAACCGGAATGGCTCAGGCTTCTAGGATGGCTACAAGTGACGCTTTAGAGAGGGCCAGAAACAAACAGATGGTTGCTGATGCAAAATATCAGGCTGCTGGGCAGGTTATAGGCAGCTTTGTTGGGCAGGGACTCGACAATATGGGGACGCAGGCAAAAGATCAGGATGGAAATGTGGTTCAAGGCACTTTCTTTAGCCCAGTGGGTTCTGATGCTAAGAGGCGTACTGGCTTTAGGGAGCGTCTTGGCTATTCTGGATTTCTAGGGAGGTAATT